TTACTATAAAACAAAAATCCTTTTATCAACAATTTGATGTGGCTATGGTTGATGAATGTCATCTTGCTAAAGCTGCTTCTATATCTGGTATTATGGAAAAATGTGTTAATACCAAATACAGGATTGGGGCTACAGGTACTATTGACGAAAGTTCTAAAACTAATAAACTAACACTTGAAGGATTATTTGGACCAGTATATCAGGTAACTACAACCAAAAAATTAATGGATGAAGGTTCAGTAGTTAATCTAAAAATCAAGCAATTAATTCTTAAATATGATGAAGAAACATGTAAGATGTTTAAAGGTACTGAGTATATTAAAGAACTTGATTGGTTAGTTACAAATCCTGTCAGAAATAAATTTATACGGAATTTAGCAATATCTACTACAGGCAATACTCTAGTACTTTTCAACTATGTACAAAAACATGGCAAAGTAATATATGAAGATATAAAAAATAAAGTACATCAAGATAGACCTGTATTTTATATTCATGGAGGAGTTGATACAAAAGATCGTGAAGAAATTAGAAATGTATGTAGTAAATATAATAATGCAATAATAGTAGCCTCGTACGCGACTATGAGTACAGGTACTAATATGCCTTCAATAGAAAATATTATATTTGCTCATCCTTCAAAATCTAAAATAAGAAATCTTCAATCTATTGGTAGAGGTCTACGTTTAAATGATGGTAAAAATGAATGCCGGCTTTTTGATTTAGTTGATGATCTACATTGGAAGTCTTGGAAGAATACCACGTTAACCCATGGCATAGAGAGATATAAGATATATATTACGGAGCAGTTTTTAGTTAACATAGTTGAAGTGGTGTTGAAATGATTGAGCATGAATATATTACCTTAAAACTTGTAAATGGAGATAACGTCATATGTGTAAAAATAGGTGAGGATGATCATAAATTTATAATTATGTACCCTATCCAAATGAAAACCGTCAACTTTGATTTTGAAGGTAAAAATAAAGAAGTATTAGCCGGTTCTCCTTGGTGTTCTTTTACAGATGAACAAATCTTTACAATATGGAAAGATGATGTCATAATCATTAAACCTTTAAATGAATCTACTATTGAATACTATAAACGTCTTATAGATGTTCAAATAGGTCAATTAGTATTACCTGAAGAGGAATATGATTTAGAAACAATTAGTTTTAATCTATCTAATGAAACAATACATTAACCTAGAAAAACCTGGTATAACCAGTATATCACAAAAGTAAACAGTTGTAAACAGTAAAATAAAAATATATTTTAATGTACTTTTTATCAATCATAGGATATAATAGTTCTATATTATAAATTGAGGGAGTAGAAATGAGCAAGAAACTAAATTATATTAATAATGAAGAATTCTTTGTAGCTATGCAAGAACGTATTGCTTTAGTTAAGGATTGTGAATCAAAGGGAATTCCCAAACCTAGAATCTCTGAATATATTGGTGGATGTATATTTAAGATTGCTACTAATTTCTCCAATCTTAGAAGCTTTAATGGATATTCATTTAAAGAGGATATGATTCTTGATGGAGTAGAAAATTGTTTAAAGGTTATTGATAATTTTGATGAGAATAAAACACATAATCCTTTTTCCTATTTTACTCAAATTGTTTATTTTGCGTTTCTACGTAGAATAGCAAAAGAGAAACGACAAGTCTATATTAGAAGCAAACTACTTACCTCAAATGCTTTAGATCTTACTGAACTACAAGCTCATGATGAACAGGGAGATTTCACTAATAATTATATTGAATACATGAAAGCATATAATAATTTTGATGGTTCTTCATTTGAAAAACCTAAAAAGGAAAAGATTAAAAAAGAAGTGTACTCACCTTTAGAAGATTTTTATAATTAATTATTGAGAGAATATATTATGAATGAAGTTATAAAGCAATATCGTTTATTTGATGAAGAATCTAAAAGATGGGAAGATTGGAAAACTTTAGAAAATTATGAAAAAGAACATACAATCAAGTATGCAATAGCTCAAGGATGTAAGTGCCAACTTAAAACATTTGAACAAACTAGTATTGAAGGATGGGGGTTGAATGAATAAGGTTTGTTTAATAACTGACCAGCATTTCGGAGCTAGAACAGGTTCTACAATTATAATTGACCATCAACGTAAATTTTATAATGAGGTATTCTTTCCATATCTTTCTAAAAATAATATTGACACAGTTATTATTTTAGGTGATACTTTTGATACTCGTAAATTTACTAACAATTATGTTATAGAACAAAGTAAATTATTTTTCTTTAATCAATTAAAAGACAGAAATATAACTGTCTATATGATAGTTGGTAATCATGATATCTATTTTAAACAAACCATTTATCCAAACACTCCTAGTTTGTTATTGGCAGAATATGATAATATTAATCTTATAGAATATGCTCAAACTGTTTCTATAAAAGGTATTGATGTTGCAATGATACCTTGGATCTGTAATGATAATTATGAAGAATGTTATGAAGAGATTAGAAGTTCACTATCTGATATATGCATGGGTCATTTCGAGATTGGTGGATTTCAAATGTATCGTGGCGTAGAATCCCATGGAGGCATGTCAAGTTTAATGTTTGATCGATATGACAAAACCTTCTCAGGTCATTATCATCATAGGTCTACCAAGAACAATATTACCTATCTTGGAACTCCATATGAGATTACTTGGCAAGATTACGCTGATCCAAAAGGATTTCATATGTTTGATCTTGCAACACGAGAACTTGAATTTATTGAGAATCCAAATAAATTATTTGTCAAACTAGAATATAATGATTTAAACCAAGAACCAGTTGATCTAAGTAATATAGATATTAAAGACACTTATGTTAAACTTATAGTGGTTAACAAAACTGATTATTACAAATATGACACATTCTTGACTAAATTATATAATAAAGGTGCTCATGAAATTAAGATTATTGAAGACATTGGAGACTTCTCTTCAGGTGAACTATCTGATGATATTAAATTAGAAGATACACAATCTGTTTTAAACCATTATATTGAATCTATAGAGACTGATATAGAAACATCAAAGATAAAATCTTATGTGCAGTCTTTATATACAGAAGCATTAAATAGTGAAATTGCATAATGTCTACATTACATTTTAAGTACATCAGTTACAAAAACTTCCTTTCTACAGGAAATGTTGAGAATAAAATCTTATTAGACAAGTCAAGAACTACCTTGATTATGGGTAAAAATGGTGATGGCAAATCTACCATACTTGATGCCATAACATTTTGTTTATTTGGTAAACCTTTCCGTGATATTAAATTAGGCCAGTTAGTTAACTCTATTAATGGCAAACAACTATTAGTAACATGTGAATTCCTTATTGGTATTAAATCTTACAAGATTATCCGTGGAATAAAGCCCGGTATATTTGAGATATATTGTAATGATGTCTTATTGAATCAAGAAGCGGCAAATAAAGATTACCAAAAGATTTTAGAACAACAGATACTTAGACTTAACTATAAAACCTTTACACAGGTAGTTATTCTAGGTTCAGCATCTTTTGTTCCATTCATGCAACTTAAATCTAGTCAACGTAGAGAATTTGTTGAAGATATTTTGGATATCCGTATCTTCTCGGTAATGAATCAAATATTGAAGGATCGTGTAGCATCAACAAAAGATTCTATCGCAAGATTAGAATCAGATATTAAAATAGCACGAGCAAAAGTTGAGTCTCAGACTGCTATAATTTCAGCAATGAATATAGCAAAGTCTGATACTGTTAAATTATTATTGGATAAAATTACTAAAAATGATCATCAAATTGAGCAATCTCAAGTAACTTCCGATTTACTAGCAGCAGAACTAGTTCATTTAAGAGAAAAGATTAGTGACAAAGATAAACTTGATGAAGATATTCAAGGTGTTAATAGGTTACTTAGCAAAGTTACTGCAATCCATAATCATCATGTAACACACAAACATTTCTTTTGCGAAAATGATGTATGTTCAACGTGTTCACAGGAAATTACCGATGAATATAAACAAATAGTAGTTGCAGATATTCAATCTAAAATAGATGAGGAAGATTCTAAACTCCAAGCTTTGGAAAAAGCCTATGCTAATCTAAAAGAATCTTTGAAAAATATTCAACTAATACAAAATAATATTACCGATAAAAATATTGAGTTATCGACAACAAATAGTACTATCACTCTATTGAATAGACAAAACTCTCAGTTCCTTACAGAGATTGAAGGTGTAGAACAAAATACTACAAACGTAGATGAAGAGAAACGTAAATTAAAAGAACTTGCAAATAGTACTATAGAACAAATAACTGAGAAAACCTCCTTGATGGAACTTAGAGGGTTACAAGATATTTCAAATCAGTTATTGAAAGATACTGGAATTAAGACTGCTATTATCCGTGAGTATCTACCTGTAATGAATACTTTGATTAATAAGTATCTTGCAATTATGGACACGTATATTAAGTTTGAATTAGATGAGTCATTCAATGAAACTATTAAGTCAAGATTTCGAGATGAGTTTACATATGCATCATTTTCTGAAGGAGAAAAACGTAAACTTGATGTGGCAATCCTATTTGCTTGGAGACAAATAGCTAGACTTAAGAATTCAGTCAATACTAATTTGTTGATCATGGATGAAATTGCCGATAGTAGTCTTGATGATGCCTCTACAGAATCGTTATTAACCATGATCAACTCATTAGAATCAGATACTAATGTATTTGTAATATCACATCGAGGTGATATACTGAATGACAAATTTCATTCAGTATTACGAGTTGAAAAGAGAAATGATTTTTCAATAATTACTTAGGTCTACTACCTTTTCCTCCTCCAGTTCTTCCAGGATACCAATCAATTGGTATAGAATCTTCTTTTAATATTTGTCTAGATTCTATACCATTTGTTATCCACTTTCTTTTCTGACCTTTTTTTGATGTAGAATATCCAGGATTTCCTTTATTCCAAGGAATTTTTCCATACATAGGATTTTTATCACCTAATTTAGCCTTACTCATATTTTGTAAATATTCTTTACTTCTAGGAAGTTTTGCTGCATATGTTGGGGGTCTATTATCTAAACATCTATTTGTTAATATCCCATTTTCATCTATATGCTTTCTTCCATATTTTTTAATTAGTTTTGCTTCATACTCATAAGCTTCAGTTTCATTATCTGTTTCAAATACAATGTTAATTATAGGAATATTACCTGCAGTTAATATAGATTGAATTTTACACCATTTTAAATAGTTTCCAGTATTTTCTTTAGTTTCTTTTAAATGGCGTTCTTTTCGATTTCCACAACCTTTTCCAATATAAAAAGGATGGGTTTGTTCTGGGGCAGTGTACGTATACACGTAATAAATATTCATGCTGATATCTCCTATTAAGATGTTAGAGCCAATAGATATTTGCAGTATCGTGATTGGCATTTTTATTTACATATAACAAAAGTGTTATATAGTGTTATTTATACAAATTAAAATTTCACTAAAAACGCAATGAATTTTCAGTCATAGTTTGATTCTAACATATTGATTCTATTTAATAAAGTGAAAAAATAATGCGTTCGGTGCACACTTTTTTATTTTAAGGGTGATATATCTACCATATTGTGCAAAAAACCCACTTTTTCATAAAAATAGTATATTATAATCAATAACTTAGAAGTGCACTTTTTCACACTCTAGGATAATTTTAAAATACTGAAAATAAATGTTTACATTTGTAGAAAACAATATATAATAGTCTCATAAATTGATAAAGAGATTATATTATGAATATAGCAATAGACCTTACCGCAAAACTCCTCGCAACAGAAAACCTAACTGTGGTTAAAGCCGCAGTTAAAACTGCCTCTTTTAATGTTAAATCAAGGCAACTAACTTTACCTATCTTTAAAGATATGACTCCTGAAATAGAGAGTATGCTTGTAGGTCATGAAGTAGGTCATGCATTGTATACAACTATGGATATGATGGAAGCTTCAAAAGAAGATTACAAAATCCATGACTATATCAATGTAGTTGAAGATGTTCGTATTGAAAAATTAATGAAACGTAAATATCCCGGTCTTAAAAAGACTATGATTGAGGGTTATAGACAACTTAATGAAAAGGATTTCTTCGGTATAAGCAAGATTAAAAATGTAAGAACTCTTAACTTAATTGATAGAATTAACCTTTGGTTCAAAGTAGGTATTTCTTCTGGAGTTTCATTCTCTGAACAAGAAAAATTATTTGTTACTCGCGCAGAAAAAACTGAAACTTCCATTGAAGTTGTTCAATTAGCAAAAGATATTTATGAATTTTGTAAAAATGAATTAGAAAACCCAGAAAGTAAAGATTCATCATTTAATAATGAAAATACTGAAGAATCTGAAGA